CTTGTCGAACTTGCTCGGCAATACTCATTCGCACAAGATCCTGGACCGCGAGGATGGCATACCAGAAAACCGCGGCATCTTTTTCATCGGCTGCAGGCATGACCAATATGCAACGGCGAAATTCCCTGACGGCTCGATCGTCATCGACCCATTCCGATACGTGTCACAGCCAGAGGGCGTGCAGGTTATCAGCATAGGAAAAACATATGAAAAAAACTAAAGTTTTGATCGGCATACCGACCATGGGCAATATCCATGCCCTCACCGTCATTGCAATAAACAGGTGGATCGCCGACGCGATCGCGAGCGGGGATAAGAATCTGAGCTTCTACCCGACATACAAAGTCTCCCCTGTCGACAATGCCAGAAATGAGATTGTAGAAACACTGCTCTCCGAGCCTGACTTCACGCACCTGCTCTTCATCGACGCCGATACGGTTCCGCCGATGGACGCTCTCGACAAGCTCCTGGCGCACAACGCAGATATCGTCTCGGGTATCACGCCGATCATCGAACTCGACCGTGACCGTAAAAACGACTCCAATGGCTTCTACAAGAAATGGAACTGCGTCAACGAAAATGACCAGTTTGTGGAGCCGAATACTGGGGTCTTCCCGATCAAGGGCGCGGGAGGCTCTTTGATCCTCATCAAGCGCGAGGTGTTCGAGAAGATGGGCAAGGGCGACTGGTATCGTTTTGTTTACAAGGACGACACAGGCAAGGCTGTCAGCGTCTCTGAAGACATCCATTTCATCATCAAAGCCATCGGCCTCGGTTTCAAGCCGATTGTGGATACCTCGATTATTGCACAGCACGAGAAAAGTATCCTTTGGTAATTTGTGGTATAATAAATTCATTATGAAATCATCATTCACACAAAGAAGCTCAAAAAGAGAAGGACCTGTGATGAGCGAGGTCTACAAGAAGGCGGTGGTTAGAGGTGGGCCGAACCGCAAAGTGGTGAAGCTGACGAAGACGAATCTGTCGACCGATTACGGTGCGCAGAAAACGTCAGGCGGCGGCGAAATCATCAAGAATATCTACAAGGGTGGTCAACTTGTAAAGACGAAACGGAAACAGCTCTCCGCAAACAAAGTCATTCGAAAGGGGCTAATCTAAAATGTGTGATGAAGATGGGCTTAAGATCACAAAAGAAAAACCCGCAACAATGCCGCAACGTCTGGGATACGTCCTCTTCAATCTTGTCGAGGGCGTGTTTTGGCTTATCACTGGCATCGTCGGGCTGCTTGCCGCCATCGTCTCGGGCATCGCAAGTCTCATAAGCGGAGATCATTAATATGGAAATTAAACCTTACGAGAAAAACGCAAAAGAGCACCCAAAGGACCAAGTAGAGCTTATCGCTCGTTCAATTCAACGCTTCGGCTGGCGTCAACCAATTGTCGTGAACCAGGAAGGCACCATCGTCGTGGGCCATGGACGCTGGGAGGCTTTCAATGAATACAAAGATGAACTCGGGCTGAAAGAAGCCTGGATCATCGACGATGAGGGCAAGACCCTACGTGGTGAAGCAGAAACCAAAGCCCTGACTGAAGACGAGGAGCGAGCATATCGCTTGGCCGACAACCAGATCAACGCTCTCTCAGGCAATAACATGACGCTGGTCAAAGAGGAGCTGAAGCTCCTGGATGAAGTGCTGCTTGAGCTGACAGGCTTTGACAAAGACCTCATCATCGAACCAGACGACAAAGACGATGCCGCGCCAGCTCTACCTGAAGCCGCGAAATCAAAAATCGGTGACGTTTACGAATTGGGACGCCATCGCCTCGTGTGCGGCGACTCAACAGATCCCGAAACTGTGGCCAAGCTCATGCAGGGGCGCAAGGCCGACATGGTGTTCACCGCCCCGCCATACAACGTGAACTACTCGGGCCGCGGCGAAAACACGTCGAACAAGATCCTCAATGACAAAATGGACTCGGGATCCTTTGACCTCTTTCTCTCGGAAATCTTCAAGCGATACAACGAGCACTCAAAGGCAGGCGCAGGCTGGTATGTATTCCACTCCTCGAGCACGCAGCACCAATTCCAGAAAGCCATCGAAGACGCTGGCTGGAAAGTGAAAGCGCAGATCATCTGGAATAAGCCGACTGCATCAATGGGCTGGGGCGACTACCGCTGGAAGCATGAGCCAATGTTTTACTGCGGAAAAGAGAATACCGAATTTTATGGCGACAGAAAGCATCACACAGTGCTCGACATTCCGAAAGACGATTTGAAAGCCATCAAATGGCTCCGCATCCAAAAGGAACTGGAAAAGAAAGGGCTGACGACCATTTTTAGTATGCGCAAGGAGCCAGTCGGCGATTACGTGCATCCAACACAGAAACCTGTCGAGCTGATAACCTACACCCTGGCAAACTCAAGCAAAGAGGACGACATCATCATGGACCTATTCGGTGGATCTGGATCGACTATGATCGCGGCAGAAAAGATGAAGCGCAACGCTTATTTGTGCGAACTTGATACTAAATATATCGATGTTATAATTGAGAGGTGGTGTCAATACACTGGCATTCGAGAGATTATTAAAAATGGAGAATCTTATGTCTGGGAAGAATCGAAATCATGAATACTTTAAATCTTATTACCTGAAAAACAGGGATAAAATTTGTGAGCAAAGAAAGGCAAGATATTTGAAAAACAGAGAGAATCCAGAAAAATTACTCGTCCACAGGCAGAAAATGACTGAGATCACTAAGCGATACAGAGCACGACATCCTGAAAAAATAAAAGAGATAAGAAAAAAGGTTTATTTAAAAAGAAAATACAATGCCTTACTCAAAGTTAGTAAAACGGGAAAGGTGGAGTGTGGGAATTGTGGGTGTGATGAGATTTCTTTTTTGGAAATAAATCATATCAATGGAGGTGGCTGTAAAGAGTTTCGGAATACAGGATGGTCTATGAATGATAGCGTTTTATCAGGGAAAAGGGCTACAGAGGACTTGGAGATTCGATGTCGACTTTGTAACGCTCTTCACTATCTCGCAGGAAAAAATATTACACAATCAAAGAGATTTAATGTAAAATGGAACTAACATGTCAGACGAAACACCTACAACCCAACCCGTAGAGGCACCCCAGGCAACTCCTGCAAGCCCCACAGCAACGGAAACGCCTCAAAACGTCCCAGAGGTTGAAAAGGCGACTGAACAGGCTCCTGGCGGTATAAAAACCGAAGAAAAACCGCCAGTAAGAGACGAAAAGGGGCTTTTCCAGCCAGGAACGGCTCCAGGACCAGGCCGGCCAAAGGGCGCGCTCGCTTTCAAGACAGCCATCGAGAAATGGGCGGACCGAGAGGCGGCCAAAGAGCAAGATGGCACGCCAGTCACGAAAATGGAGCTGATCACCAAGAAGCTGATTGAAATGGCTGAAGCCGGCAATATTTTGGCGATCAAAGAAATCGCGGACCGAATCGATGGCAAGGCAAAGCAATCCATTGATCACACAACCCTCGGCGAACGTCTCGGCATAGATCCTTTAAAGCAATCGCTCGTTAACGATGCTGTGAAAAAGATGTTTGAGAAAAAGCCATGACAGTCGAAGAAATAATGCTAGGCGACGACAAAGAAGCACAGCTGGCTCTTTTTCGTTTTAAAGTGAGCGACCCCGACGATTTGATACTCAACAAGTTTAAGCTCTGGGGCAAAACCTTTTTCCCGAAATACTACAAGGGAGACGACGCACCATTTCATGAGGCGATTGACCTCGGGAATCTCCACTGCTATAAAGGCACGCTCAAAAGTTTTACAGACATTGCATTCCGAAACGCGGCAAAGACTACACGCACCAAGCTCTTCACTGCATTTGTGATCGCCAACGACGAGGAGAACTTTCGCAAATACATCAAAATACTTTCCAAAGATATGCAGAACGCCAAGCAGTTCGTGACCGACGTTTATAACATGTTCGTGGACTGGAAAATGCAAGACTACTATCCCGAGATTTTTCAAAAGACAGACTTCAAGCGCGAAGAAACCATGGGTGCATTCACAACGGCAACGGGCGTGAAGATCACGGCTGACACAGTGGGTGTCGATCAGCGCGGACAGCTCCAAGAGGACGCGCGCCCTGACCTGATTATTTTTGAAGACTTCGAGACGAGGAAGTCATTGCGCTCAGCAGTCGAGACTCAAGCGATCTGGGACAACATGGAAGAAGCCAAAAACGGCTTGGCAAAGACTGGCGCGAGCATTTACAACTGCAACTACGTCTCGGAGCGCGGAAATGTGCATAAACTTGTGGAAAAAGGGGATAAGCAAAACAGAGTGCTCATCACGCCTATCAAAGACAAAGATGGCAAGCCGACCTGGGACCTCTACACCATCGAGGAAATCAATCAGATTGAAAAGGATGCTGACGACTTTGAGGGCGAATACATGTGCAAGCCGTCGGCATCGCTCGACGTTATCTTTGACCGCGAGACACTCGAGAATATGAAGCCAGCGGAGGTGAAGCGTGAGGTGGCGGGTTTCAAGATCTACAAGCCCTACGACCCATCGCATCGCTACGCATCGGGGCATGACGTATCGGGTGGCGTGGGCTTGGACTCTTCGACGTCGGTCTTCATCGACTTTGACACAATCCCCTGCCGCGTCGTGGCGACGTTCAAAACGAACACAATCAAGCCTGACGTCTTCGGCCATGAGATTGTGCGCGAGGCGAATATATACGGTGGCTGCCTCGTAGCTCCCGAGCAAAACAATCACGGCCATGCGACCATCGCCATCCTGAAGCAGGAATACGAGAATATTTTTAGCCGCCAAAACAAAGACACCGAAAAGGAAGACGACCCGAACAAGAAAAAGGAATACGGCTGGCACACGAACGGCGCGACGAAACCAAAGATGATGTTCGCCCTCAAGAAAGCCGTCGAGGACGGATTGCTACAGCTTTCGGACCCCGACCTGATTCATGAGGCAATGGGCTTCTCCCGCGACGATTTGATGGACAAAGACGTTGACCCGAGGCTTGCAACGCGACACTTTGACCTCTTGATAGCCTGCGCGATCGCTTGGCAGATGAAAGATTATGCCGAAGTGGCTCCCGAACCAGACGAAAACATCGAAGATGATGAAGAAACCCCTCGTTATCCACAAATAGGCGTCTAGTTTTTGTCAAATCGTGCAAAAAGGTGTAGAATTATTCCATTGATGGGCCAAAACTTATGATAAAAAAAGAAACCCGCGACAAAATCGTCGCACAAGCCCTCTCCGAGATTCAATTTGCCCGCGAATACAAGCAGGGTAAAATCTCGAACTGGAAAATGAACGAGGACATGTATTATGGTCGAAAGCAAAAGACCGATGATTCACGTGCGAACCTCGACCTGGCGCGCATGCAGGAATACGTGCACACCATCCTCTCGAAGATCGACAACCCTCTCGTTTTTAGATACACAAAGCGCAAGATGGCGCAGCTCGAGCGTGTCAAATACCTGAACGCTCTGCGCAAGAACGACGCACAAAACGACCTCTGGGACATCAAAGACCTGGTGGGCAAAAAGCAGGCACTTCTTTATGGGCGTGCCATTTACTTTTTCTATGCATCATCAGACGATGGCTACAAGCCGCACCTAGACCCGACGGATGTCTATGACTTCTTGATCGACCCGAACGCTGGCGGCATCGATGTCGAAAAAGCAGACTTCCTCGGACGCTACGGCATTCCGAAAAACAGGAAGCAGCTCGAGGCTGGCGTGAAATCGAAAATCTACATCAGCGATGAAGTCAAGAAATTGCTCGACGGCTCGGGCAACGCGACCGAAATCACGCAGGAAGAGCAGAACAAGCAAAATCGCACGTTCGGCCAAAGCATGACGACACCCGACAAGCAGATTCAAAACGCCGACAAATACAAATTCTGGGAATGGTTCACGACGTTTGAGGGCGAGCGTTACTACTTGCTCATGACCGAAAGCGGCTGCGCGATTCGCTGCGAGCTTCTCGTCGACATGTTCGCCTCTGGCCTCTGGCCAGTGTGGACCTGGGCGGCATTCGCTGACCTCACGGAATTCTGGACACCATCATACTGCGACTACACTCGCGAGCTGTTCATGGGCCAAGCCGTGTCGATCAATCAAATGCTCGACAACGCGGAAGCCATCAATAAACCGCAAAAGGCGGTGAATGTGAGCGCGATCGCAAACCTCTCGGAGCTGAAATACAAAAAGAACGGAATCATCAAGGTTAAAAAAGACTTCGACGTGCAGAAAGCAATTCAAATGCTGCCGCCGACCTCAATCGAAACGCCGATCAAAGTCTTCGACATCCTCGAGGGCATCATCGAGAAATCGGGCGGCGCGACATCGGGCGACGCTGGTGCTGCGGACAATAACGCAGGTGCAAAGGCGACGATTTACGAGGGCAACCAAGCGAACAGTGCGGACAAGTATGGATTACTCAACAAGACCTACTCATTCGGCTATAACCGCTTCTCGCTTCTCTACCAGTGGGGCGTGCGCGAGCACTTGACGACCAAGGTGGCCGTCGACATTCTCGGACCGAACGGCATCGAGGTCAAAGAAATCAGCAAGCGCGACATTTTCCGCAAAGACGACGAATTCGGTGTCATGGTGGAAAGCTCTACAGCCGAACTTGCGCTCTCCGAACAGGAAAAGACGCTCAAAGCAACGTTCCTCGAAAACAACGCCGACAACCCTGTGCAGAATCCGAAGAAAGCATACGAAATCGCTGCAGAGACTGTCGGCTTTGACGAGGAAACCATCAGGCAACTCATGGATACCTCGGACTTCGGCGATGCCAAGATCATGGCTGAAGCAGAGCGCGACATCGAGATGCTCCTTGATGGCAAGGAAATAAAACCAAATCCTCGGGCAAATACCGCTTACAAACAGAGATTCGTGGACTACATGCAAGACCACAAAGAGGATATGGACGATCAACTTTTCGCAACCTTCGTTGATTACGTGGTGACATTGGAACCCGTAATCGCTGCAAACATGGCTCGACAGGTCATGGAGCAGAAAAAGCGAATGTTGATGAATGGGGTCGATCAAATTAATAACGGGGAGGTCCCTGTCGAGGAGCAACCCACAGATTTAGCACTACAAGAAAATGGAATATAAAATCAGTAAAAAAGCAGAGAATCCGCGAGAATCTGTGATCGAGATGCATGGCAAGCCGATCACGTTCAACTTGCACCAAATGCAGGCGAACATCAGAAACGCGGAAAAGACAATCGTCGAGCTTGACGCTCAGGCGAAAGTCAACAGGGCGAAAATGACGAACATCGAAGAGCATCACCCATTTGTCAAAGAAATGAGTGAGCAGGACCTTTTTACCGCTCACATGTATCAAGAGGCGAAAGCTCTCGCGATCGTGAGTGAGAAAAAGGCCGATGAATTCCGAGAGGCAAAGGCAACAGACGAGGCTTCACTCGTGGAGCTGTTCGAAAAGCTGCCTGAACTCAAGGCTGACGTCGAAGCGTTCGACACCAAGCAGATGGAGGCCGACAAGCCGAAGCATGCTGGTGAAGAAGAAAAAGTCGAGGAAGAGAAAAAGGATTAATAAATAATTTTCATCACTATGAAAACAATCATTGAAGAAGCTGGCAAGTTTGCCATCAAGGAGACTGACGAGGCTGGAAACAGCATGGGCGTAGGTGCAGAGCGATTTGACACCGAAGCTGAAGCGCAAGCATTCATCGACGGGGCAGAGGGCGAAGCAACTGCACCGCATGGAGCCGAGGGCGATCAGCCTGAAGCACCCGTAGAAGAAAAAGCCCCTGAAGACGCTCCTGTCGATGGAGAAGCAACAGGATCAGGCGAAACGGCTCCAGCTAACTCCGATGAATCAAACGGAGCGGCGTAAAAAAATAAAAGGCGACGAGGAATTGTCGGCATTGTCCGATGACCTAGACAAAGCCAAGGCACTCGATATCTTGGCTTCGTCTGAGGGGGGAAAGCTCCTCGCGGATAGCTTGATCGCGGACATTGTCGCGACGGTCGAGTCTTTCGCGGCGCACTATGAAAAGGCGACGATGCAAGAATTCGTCGCCTGGGGTGCGGGGCTTAGTCAAAAGATTGAAATGTTCCGCACTCTTCGTCGTGCAAAAGACGCCAGCAGAATCCTCAAAGAAGAATTGGATAAGGCCCTCAGTGAGTAGGGCCTGCTGGCTGTTTGGACCCTGTGGCTCTATCGGTAGCCCCATCACCGAAATCCACAGGTAACCCCGAACAGTCAACAGGCTCTATTGACACAAAAGTGGGGCCATGCGAAAATTAATAACAGCAGTCGGGAGACTATAACTCTTTCAGGAATGAGTCCCTTGCGCAAGCGAAAAAAACTCCGAGGTGCCGCCGCGTTAAAAGGTAAACACTATGGCTGAAGAAGCTATAAAAACCCAAGAGGACGGGTCTGCTCCAGCAGAAAAATCTCCAGAACAGGATCCAGCTGAGAAAAAGGAACCAACAATGGCGGACATTCAAAAGCAAGCAGCCGATGGCACTGCGCCGAAAGGTGAAGAGCCAAAGGATACTGTCGGTCTTCCGAAATACATGGCAGAGAAGAAGAAACGACAAGAGCTTGAAGGAGAAGTCGCACGTTTGACTGCAGAGCTGAACAAAGGTGGAAGCTCGAAAGAGCAGATCGCCGATGACATCGATGCACTTGTCAAAGAATACGAGGACGTTGACCCAACTTTCCTTAACAAGCTGGTAGGCGTAATCGAAAAACGTGCAGAGGCTAAATTCGGAGACAAGATTCGTGAGGAAGTAGAACCCCTCAAGGAATCGGTTCAAGAAAAGAGAATCAACGATGCCTTTAAAACTCATTTCGACAAAGCAATGTCGAACATGCCAGAATATAAGGATGTAGTCGATCCTAACGTCATCAAGACACTTTCACTTGACCCAGCCAACGAAGACAAGACTTTCGCTGAGATCATTGAAGAAACCTATGGTAAGTTCGTGACTGGCAAGAAAACCATGGAAGACAAAACACAGCCAGGAGGTGGAAAGGACCCTGAGACTATCGACTACTCGAAAGCAAAAAAGGACCCTGCATATTTCAAAACAATTATGGCGAACCCACGATTGAAAGCGGAATACAACAAGGGACTCGAGAATCGCATAGGCTCTTAATCCAAGATGGGGTTTATAAGCTAACGTTATAAACCATGAGTCTAACAAACTACCAAGAGCACTTTGACAACGCCTATCAGGAGATCTTCCAGAAGGCACTCGTTGCCAAGGTCATTATGAACACCCGATTTGAGTCAAAGCTCAAATTCGGCGAATCAGTCGAGCGTTTCGCATATGACATCTCGAACGTCCGCGTTCGAACTGTCACTCGCGGATCGGCTTCAACGATCGATACCATCACGGATTCGACCGAACTGATCACCATTAACCTCGAAAAGGAAGCAGTCTTCCACATTTCGGACGGTGAGGTGACACAGGCTGGACCTTTGAATCCAGGTGAAGTCATCGGAGGCCAGATTGGCCTCAAGGTCGCTATCGACCTTGACGCCCGCTGCTTCTATGAAGTCTTGAGCGCGCTCTACGACTTCGACAACGGCGATCTTTCTGGTCTCTCTTCAACGGGAACTGGTATCACGCTCAACTCGACGACTGTTCCGCAGCTCGTCACACGTGCGCCTGCAAAGCTCCGACGTGTCAACAACCAGGAGATCATGACAAGTATGGCAATGGTCGTCGACTCCTACGCTGGAGCCGACATCGCGCAATACTTGCTCGGCAAGAATATTGACCTTGCTGCAGCTGTCTTCAAAAACGGCTACACAGGCGATGTGTCGAATGCGCAGATGTATATTTCGGAAAACCTCACTGGTGAGGCTGTCCTCTATG